AAGATGAGTGCGGCTTTCTGGGCAAACAAAGTAAAGTGGTAAATCATGAAATGCCCCATTGCGACATACGACATCAAAGCCAACCTGAAAAACAGGAATTGGGCTATTAAGAATGTTGACTATGGCCCTGCCAATCCAGAAGAAGAAAACGAAGAATACTGGCAGAACCTAGCCGACATTTGGAAAGTATCCATTGATGACGTTCAGGAAATGCGCTGCGGTAACTGTGCTGCATTTATCCAAACTCCTGAAATGCTGGACTGCATCGTTAAGGGCATTGATCAAGAAGAAGATGGGTACGCCACTGACGTACAAGAAGCCGCAGATCTTGGGTACTGCGAGTTGTTTGACTTTAAGTGTGCTGGTGACCGTACTTGCTCGGCATGGCTTACTGGTGGACCCATTACCCAAAAGATGACAAAGGGTCAGCAGAATATGCTGATGATGGCTAAAACCGAATACGACACAGAGGATGATGAATCATGATGCCAATCATTATGGAGTTTTTAAAGTCAATGGTTCCACAAGTTGCCACTGATGCAATGGGCACTGCGGCAACTGAAGCAGCGGCAAGTTCAATTCCGCAAGCAGTAGGTGATATTGCCACCCAATCTATTGGTCAACAAATCCAACCAGCTATGAACTTGTACAACCAAGTTACAGCCCCCGGTGCTACTGGTGGCGATATGGCCCGTTCTGCTTTTGAATACAGCATTCAGTCTGATAAAGACCCACAGAACAGGGTCACTATCCCTGCTATGGGCAACATGAACCCATACGCAAACATGGCAAACAATACCGTTGGAGGTATTCCATCTTTGCTGCAAAACACCCAATCTGGCTTACTGCCATTTTTTGGTTCACGCTAAGGAATTGATATGAACGAGAACCCAATGTTGATGGCAGAAACCCTGCAAGGCCAAATGGAGGGCGATGAGGTAATGTCAGAGGAAGAACTTCAAGGAGTTATTTCTGCTGAAATCTATGATGCCATCTCGTTTATTGATGACGACATTGGCGGTAATCGTGCCTTGGCTACTGGTTATTACTATGGCGCACCATTTGGCGATGAGGAAGATGGTCGTTCACAAGTCGTATCGATGGATGTGCGAGATACCGTACAAGGCATCCTGCCAAGCTTGATGCGTATTTTCTTTGGCCCAGAGCGTGTGGTTGAGTTCATGCCTCAAGGGGCAGAAGACATCCAGAATGCTGAACAAGCCACTGACTACGTTGACTTCATCTTTAAGCGTGACAACCCCGGATTTAAGATCCTGCACTCTGCTTTCAAAGATGCGTTGGTGCGTAAGTGCGGCATCGTTAAGTACTGGTGGGATGAGTCAGTTGAGGTTAGTGCTGAGTCTTTCTCCATGCTTGACGAGCAAAGCATGATGATGCTGATTGAGAACCCAGACGTTGAGATCTCTGCTGTCCGTGAGTATCCAGTGCCTGGAATGGATCCAATGAATCAGGCCATCATGACTCCTCCTCCCATGATGTATGACGTTGAGATCAAACGCCGCATCAAAACAGGCAAAGTCAGGATTGAGGCATTGCCACCAGAAGAGTTCTTGATTGATCGCCGTGCTAAGTCCATTGATGAGGCTACATTTGTTGGTCACCGCACAATGAAGACCGTCAGCGACTTAGTTGCTATGGGTTATGACTATGACGAAATGGTCGAAGCATCAGGCAACGGCAACGACTTTGACAACAACCAAGAGTATCAAGCTCGTAACCCGTTTGCTGTTCTTAGCACCTCTAATAACGGTGACCCATCCAGCAAGAGCGTTCTGTACATTGAGGGCTACCTTAAGGTGGACTTTGATGGTGATGGCATTGCAGAGATGCGCCGTGTCTGCACTATCGGTACAAGCAACAAAGTAATACGTAACGAGATTGTTTCTGAGCGTCAGTTTGCTGACTTCTGCCCAGATCCAGAGCCACACACCTTCTTTGGTATGTGTCCTGCTGATGTGGTCATGGACATTCAGCGCATCAAATCCAATGTCCAACGTGGCATTTTGGATTCCTTGGCCCAATCCATCCACCCCCGTACAGCAATTGTCGAGGGTCAGGCCAACATGGAAGATGTGTTGAACACTGAAGTTGGTGCTGTTATCCGCATGAGAGCGCCAGGAATGGTCCAGCCTTTTACAACTCCTTTTGTTGGTCAAGCAGCATTTCCCATGCTGGACTACTTGGACGACATCAAGCAGACCCGTACAGGCATTTCCAAGGCCGCTGCTGGCTTAGATGCTGATGCACTGCAAAGCACCACTAAGGCTGCTGTGTCTGCCACTGTCAATGCTGCTCACCAGCACATTGAAATGATTGCCCGTATCTTTGCTGAAACTGGCTTGCGTAAGCTGTTTACAGGCATCCTCAAGTTGGTTGTGGAAAACCAAGACCGTGCCCGAATGATTCGTCTGCGAAATACATTTGTGCCAATCGACCCCCGTTCATGGGATTCCAATATGGATGTCATCGTGAATGTTGGTGTTGGTGATGGAACAATTGAAGACCGCATCAATATTCTGAATCAAGTGGCAATGCGTCAGGAAATGTTGATTAAAGAAACCGGGCCTAATAATCCTGTTGTTTCTATACAACAGTACACCAACACATTGAACAAGATGCTTCAGTTGGCTGGCATTAAGGATTCGCAAAATTACTTTAACCAGTTACCTGCTGATTTCCAATTGCCAGAGCCACCACCACCTAAACCCACTCCAGAAGAAATGCTGGCGCAGGTTCAGGCTCAATCAATTCAGGCTGATATTGAAAAGAAAGCTGCTGAATTGCAATTGGACCGTGAAAAAGCATTGCTGGCAGATGACCGGGAACGTGATCGTATTGAACAAGATGGTATCTTGCGTAGATATGAGCTAGAATTGAAATACGGTGTACAAATTCAAAGTGCAGAAATAAATGCTGCGATGAATAAAGACCGAGAGTTAATCCGTCAACAAGCTGCAATGAGTCAAGTGCCTCAACAGCCCCAACCTATGATGTGACATGGATGATTTAGAAATTAACCTCGCAAGAGGTGACAGAGCAAAACTTCTACTAGAGGACGAACTTCTGGTAGAAATGCTAAAGAAGATTGAGGATGATTGTTACCGTGAGATTCGGGCCTCCAAGTTAATGGAGGGTCCGATTAGAGAGCAAGCTTATTTGCTTTTGACTACGGTAGATATTCTGCGATCTAAGCTGCGTTCTGTTATGGATACCGGAAAGATGGCAGAAGTTGCTTTAGCTAGAACTCGTGGTCGTCCCCGTAAAAATCCAGAAATCATTTAAGAGGTAAATATGTCCGATAACGCACAAGCAGTCGGTTCGATTACAGTAAACCAAGCAGCACAGAGCTTTGCATCCATGCTAGACACTCAAGAGGGTGTTGACACTGGTGCAGAGGTGCAACCAGAGGAGGAGCAATCCGAACCTGAGTCTGAAGAGGTGGAATCTGCGGAGCCGCAAGATGAAACAGAAGAACCCTCGGAGGAAGTAGAAGGCGAAGACGAAGAGGCTGAAGAGCAACCCCAGAAGGAAGAGAAATTTGTCGTTAAAGTTGATGGCAAAGAAATCGAAGTCCCGAAGGAAGAGTTGATCCGAGGTTATCAACGTGAAGCTGACTACACACGGAAAACGCAGAAACTGGCAGAAGAGCGCAAATTTGTGGAGTCTGAGTTTCAGCAAGTACGTGGAGAGCGTGAACAATACGCTCAGATATTGGGGCAATTACAGCAGAAATTGCAGGAGTTTGAGCCACCAGAGCCTGATTGGAATCGTTTAGAAGTTGAAGACCCGACTGAATATGCCCGTCAATGGACATCACATCAGCGGCGTAATCAACAGAAGTATGCGATTCAAGCAGAGCAGATGCGGTTACAGCAATTGCAACAAGCTGAACAACAGAAGCAGATCCAATCTGTTTTGGCACAAGAAGTTGTTGCTTTGAAAGAGAAAATTCCAGAGTGGAGTTCTCCAGAGAAGGCCAAAGCAGAAGGTAAAGCTTTGATGGAATACGGTCAGAGCATGGGCTTTTCCGAGCAGGAACTGAACGGCATTACTGATTCACGGGCATTGCTTGCACTCCATAAGGCGTGGAAGTTTGACCAGATGATGAGTAAACGTCCAGAACTCCAGGCGAAGATTAAAAAAGCACCACGTATGGCAACTCCAGGTTCGGTGGGTAGCGTGAGTTCCAAGTCTGGTGATATTAACAACGCAAAAAAACGTCTTGCACAGACCGGAAGCGTCAGAGATGCCGCATCCCTTTTTGAAAAGTTTATCTGAGGATTTATCATGGCAGCAATTACCAACACCTATACCCGATATGACGCTAAAGGCATTCGGGAAGACCTCTCCAACGTGATCTATCAGATCTCGCCAGAAGAGACCCCATTCATGAGCAACATTGGCCGTGAGAACGTGTCCAATACTTTCTTTGAGTGGCAAACAGACGACCTTGCATCTGCCGTTACTACTAACGCCCAGATCGAAGGTGATGACGTTACCTCGTTCACAGCCGCAGTTCCTACAGTTCGTTTGGGTAACTACACCCAGATCAGCCGTAAGGATGTGATCATTGCTGGTACTTTGGAAGCTGTTGACAAAGCAGGTCGCCGTAGCGAACTGAGCTATCAAATGGCTAAGAAGTCTGCTGAGATCAAGCGCGACATGGAAGCCACAATGTTGGCCAACCAAGCCGCTGCTGCTGGTTCCACTTCTGCTGCTCGTACAACTGGTGCTCTGTTGGCCTTCTTGAAGACCAACACCAACGAAGGTGCAAGCGGTGGCGATCCTTCTTACACAACCATTCCTACTGATGACCGTACAGATGCCACTGCTGGCGACTTGCGTTCGTTCAGCGAAGTGTTGCTGAAGGACGTTATCCAGAAGGTCTGGACACAAGGCGGTTCTCCTTCCATCGTTATGGCTGGTCCTGTCAACAAGCAGAACCTGTCTAAGATGGCTGGCATCGCTGGTCAGCGTTTTAACGTCACTGGTCCTAAGCCATCGACCATCATCGGTGCAGCCGACATTTACGTTTCCGACTTTGGTAACGTCAGCATTGTTGCTAACCGCTTCCAGCGTGAACGTGATGTGTTCGTGGTTGATCCAGAATACGCAAGCGTTGCTTTCCTGCGTCCTTTCCAGACAGTCGAACTCGCCAAAACAGGTGACGCTGAGAAGCGTATGCTGTTGGTCGAGTGGGGCTTGAAGGTGAAGAACGAGAAAGCCCACGGCGCTGTTTACGACCTGAATAGCACGATTCAGGCTTAATCAAAAAGGGTGGGCTAATTACCCACCCTTTTTTTATCCTCTTACGACTATGACATCTAAACTTTTTGACTTTGATCCCATCACGGGAACAAAAAAAATGTGGCATTACGATGATGCTACGGATGAGGCAGTGATCGAAACCATCATGGATTTGTCTGGAGTTGTTGCTGACAACCAACAGAAATTCAATCAATTTGATGAAAGAGCCAATTGGAAAGGCGATATGCACCATGTTGCATCGATTCCTATGGCACTCTTTTATAAAATGAAAGCAGAAGGCAAACTTGATGACCAAGCTTATATGAAGCGTTGGCTCAACGACCCTGACAACCGAGCATTTCGCACACGACCTGGAGAAGTTTAATGGACAGTAAGACCATTGGGGTTTTGATCCCAACACGGGACTTTGTTAACGCTGGATTTGCCTACGATCTGGCACGTTTAGTTGGATTTACGGTGGGTTCATCCCACCACAAGGTAGTTTTGTACACAAGCTCTGGCACTTTGTTGTCAGCACAACGTCAGGATTTGGCTAAATCAGCCATTGAAGCTGGTTGTACTCATACGATGTGGCTTGACAGTGATATGCGGTTTCCCAAGGACACCATCATTCGTCTACTGAAGCACGATATCGGGATCGTTTGCGCCAACTATGCAAAGCGTAGATTTCCCACCGAACCCATTGCTGTCCGTAAAAATGGTAAGGATGAGGATGCCAAAACAATTCAGAGGGTATATACTGAGGACCATTCAACCGGATTGGTTGATGTAGATTACTGCGGCATGGGCGTAATGCTTGTCAAAGCCGAGGTCTACAAGACAATGGAATATCCTTGGTTTGCTATCCCTTGGGTTCCAAACGCACAAGACTACATGGGTGAAGATGTTTGGTTTTGTCGCAGAGCCGCTGAAAACGGCACAAAAACATATATTGACCAAGACCTCTCAAAAGAGGTTCACCACATTGGTTCGTTTGAATTCAAGCATGAACACACAATAGCGTGTAGGGATGTAGAAAATGGCACTTGATACATTTGCGGAGCTTAAAAGCACGATAGCGGATTATCTAAACCGTGATGATTTGACATCAATCATCCCGAGTTTTATTTCCCTTGCTGAAGCAAAATTCAATCGAAAAGTTCGTACACGGCAAATGGTTGTTCGTGCAGAGGGCCAAATTGATACTCAATTCTTTGCCTACCCAACTGATTGGCTTCAGGCAAAAGAATTTCAGCTTAACACCAATCCTATTATTAGGTTGAAGTTTGTAACTGAGGCTCAAGGTGACGAACTCAAAGCCTCAAGCTACATGGCTCCTGGACAACCGCTGTACTACACAATTGTTGGTAGTCAGATTGAATTTATCCCAAGTCCAGACACGACATACTCGGCAGAACTTACCTACTATGCTAAGATTCCTGCACTGAGTAACGCAAACACAAGCAACTGGCTATTGGCATATGCCCCAGACTTGTATCTGTACGGGTCTTTGCTTGAAGCCTCTCCATACCTTAAAGACGATGAGCGTCTAGCAGTATGGGGGCAGTTATACACCAATACATTGGGTGATATTGAAGTAGCAGATCAACGGGCTTCTGTTTCTTCAACTCCTGTTGTCAGAGCCAAAACTTTGGGGTAATAAATGTCATCGTTTACAGACTACAGCGAAAATTTGGTTCTAAACTTTTTGTTTACGACCAATACAGCTACACGCCCAACAGCTTGGTATGTTGGCCTATTTACGGCTGCGCCATCTGATGCTGGTGGCGGTACTGAGGTGTCCGGCAACGGGTATGCACGAAAAGTGACAGGCACGATTAGTGTGTCTGGTACATCACCCACATTGGCTACAAACGCAGCGGCCATTGAGTTTGCGGCGGCATCTGGTGGCAATTGGGGAACGATTACACACGTTGCGATTTTTGATGCACTTACATCCGGCAATATGCTGGGCTGGGCTGCACTAAGTTCATCGCGCACGATCAACGATGGCGATATCATTCGCATTCCTGCTGGCGATTTGGACATTACATTGACTTAAAGGATTCCTCATGGCCTTGGTGCTTAAAGATAGGGTCAGAGAGACTTCTGCAACAACTGGAACTGGACCAATCACCCTGGGCGGTGCATTGGCTGGGTTTCAGTCGTTCTCTGTCATTGGCAATGCCAACACCACTTATTACGGCATCGTCAATGCTGCGGCCAATGAGTGGGAAGTGGGTATCGGAACATACACAGCATCTGGCACGGTGCTGTCGCGTGACACCATCTTGGAATCCAGCAATGGCGGCACTGCTGTCAACTTCTCTGCTGGTACAAAGGATGTCTTTGTCACTTACCCAGCAGAACGGGCGGCATCGACTGACACACTGGCAACGCCCCCTGCCATCGGCGGCACAACCCCTGCTGCGGGTACGTTCACTACGCTGACTGCTACGGGGCAAATCTACCAAAGCGGTCTGTCGATGGTTGGTTTGGCACTTACTTTGGCGTAACATCATGGCAACATCACTCAAAAATTACTTGACCGCAAATATTGGGGTAACAGCCACAACGGTCTACAACCCTACAGCGGCGGGGGCTCAGTCAACCGTAATTGGGTTAACACTGGCGAACACTGTAACGTCCCCCATCACCGCCAGCGTCACCGTTACATCAGGAGCGACTACCGTGTACATCATCAAAAACACGAGTATCCCCTCAGGGAATTCGTTAAGCATCTTGGGCGATGGCAAATTTATTGTTGAGCAAAACGATGTGGTTCAGGTTGTCAGCTCTGCCGCAACTTCGGTTGATGTGTTGCTGTCTGTGGTGGAGGTTGTGTAATGGCATTCATCAACAATAACGGCCTCACGGTCGCCCCCGAAAACATCACGGGCAAGTTCCGCGAGTCGTTTGAGAACTTTGTTCCCGGCGTCAATTGGAACCTGACAACCGCCAGCGGCGACATCGTGCAGACGGACGGCAACGCCGTTTCAGCCTCGTACTTGGTCATCTCAAAAGACCCATTGCAAACTGCCACAGAGACGATCCTGACGTACATCGGGTCGTTCCCGATGCCCACGGAGACTTCTGTCGGCCTGTCCATGTCGCAGCGTGCGCTTGGTCAAGAGCTGTCGATGGAGTTGGTTAGTACCGAAACACCGCTGACGCCCCCTGTGGATATTGCAATTTCCAGCATTGTCCAAGCAACTACTACGTTGACTGTTACAACGTCTTCCGCGCATGGACTTGTTCCCGGCAAACGTATTGGCATCAAGGGCATTACATCGGACAGTCGTTTTAACTACCCATCCGTGGTGGTCGCCACAACGCCAAGCCCGACAACATTTACCGTGACTGCTGGCCCCGCAGGAACGATTGCTTCCGTAACTGCTGGCCCTTTTACAAATCAAGGCTTTGTCTATTTCAGGTCGGCTCTCGGAAACGCACAGAACGGTCTGTCGGAGATTTTTGAGAACGCAAGCGCAACCAACGCATCGGTCTACGCTCGTTCTGCTTCTGGTGACGCAATTCCATCTGGCACGGCAGGGGGCAACCAATCCCTCACGGTTTTAACGACGGCATCGGTTCAGGCGATCAACTCCGCTTACACCTATGCTTTTTTGCCGTCGAGCGAATACCGGATGAACTTGCAAGCCGACAGGGCGCAAGTTTATGACTCTGGTGTTGATTCAACTACATCAACGACAAGCCGCCAGTTGCGTACACAGGTCGTCCCAGACCCAACAAAAGAATACACGCTGCGCTTCCGCATGACCAACGTGGATTCGTTGCCAATCCCAAACGGCAAGATTGTTTCTGCGGTTAAAACTGGAACAACCACAACCACAATTACAACCGAGTCTGCTCACGGTTTAACAACTGGAGATTCGGTCAACGTATACGGCATTGGTGATACCACAAACTTCCCAAACGTCACCACCGCAGTGATAGTGTTGTCTACGCCGACAACCACAACATTCACAATAATTATTGCAGGCGCAGTCACTGCTACGTCTGCGGGTGGATTCGTTTCCCGGCAACAAGGTTCTCTGGGTATTCAAGGCGTTCAAACGATAGTTATATCGTCAGCAACCAGCACTTCAACGCAGCTCACATTAACTGGTAGCGGCTCGTGGACTTCGGTGATTGGCAATTACGTCAACGTCTATGGATTGCGTAATCGCTCCACAGGTGCTGATCTGGGCCTTGATGGCGCATATAAGGTTGTTGATCAAATAACAAACCAACTTGTGTTGGAGCCATTGACTGGCACAACCTTGCCAGCACCTATTGGCCCAACAAGTTCTGGCGGTGCAGTAATTACCCGCACAGACGCACGAATTGCCTTTGTCCGAATCTTTGATTACTTGCGTGAGCGCGTTGAGATAATGGCTCGTCCCACGGCTGATGCCTCTGCCGCCGTAACGGTTACTGGCGTTGTGGCTCTTAGTGCTGGTTCAAGCCAAGTTGGTAGCGTTGTCCCTGTTTCACAAAACGCCTACGCTCTCCAGTCAAGCACCAACTTGGCGGCAAACGCAACATTTACAGGCGGTTCAAACAACATCGCGTCAACAACCACAGGCGCTACCGTGTTTGTCGCCCAGCTTGTCATTGGCGTAACGCATACCGCTGGTTTGACGCCGGGGCAGTTGTACCTTGACCTTGGCACTGAGACGACCTCCACAGCTCCAACGGTGTGGTATCAAGCCTTGGCCGTGCCGATCCCATCAAACGCCAACTGGCAACAGTTCTCTGTGCCAATCTCGACGCGCTACTACCGCTTGCGTTTTGTCAACGGTGCAACAGCGCAGACCAACTTCCGCTTGTCTTCTTTTTTGACGTACAACGGCGGTGCGTTGTCAAACCCGTATTCGTATCCGGTCAACATTCAGTACCAACTGTCCTCAACGGCATTGGGCGCAAACGGTGTGTTCACTGGTGTGACTCTGGACTACGGCGACACAATGAACATTTACCAGACCATCACGGCTCTGGCGTTCTCTGACCAAGCAAGCGCAACCAACGGCTTCAAGATTCAAATCAGCCGAGACGGAACGAACTGGCGTGATGCTGTGACAGCATCTGTGATGATCAACACTTTGTCTGTCATCACAGTTCACTTGTCTTATCGCTACGCCCGTGTGGTCTACACCAACGGCGCAATCGCCCAAGGCTCTTTCAACCTCGACGCTCATGTGGATGCAGGCTAATGGAAAACTTT